CAGGTTTAGGTGCATCTTCTCCGGGACCGCTAATAATATGTACTTTACTCATAATCTTTACCTTTTTTATTTAATAACTTTTCCATGACCACGTAAAGCTTTGCCACCAGATTTTTTTTTATTTACGGCGCCGCCTTTGTTAAATTTTTCATACTTTACGCTGTTAAATTTTTCACCTTTCGCAGCTAAATCCGCCTTAACCTTACCTGTAAAATTTTGTTTTTTCTTCAATAAAGCATTTGTAGCGCCTTTACCCCGGTCCGCTGCTAACTCCCGGTTAACTTTAATAAGCTGTAGTTCATTAAAAGATTGTTTAACCGATCCTTTAGGCTTAACATAAGTTCCTGCTTTCTTTTTTGCTGCTATTCTTTTAGCCGCATCCGCAGCTAACTTGGCGGTTCGTGCCGCTGCGGTTATATAAACCACTACTGGTTCCTTTGTTTCATCAACTCACGTTGTTGCGCGGCTTGTATTCTAGCTCCGGTTTGACGTTCTTGGCTTGCAATACGTTGTTGAAACTCAGAAGACCGTTGACCTAAACGTTCTCTATCAAACGCTAGTTCTTGCTGGTCGTTAGACAAATTGCCTTTTACTTGTTGTTCTTTAATAGCTAACTCTTGCTGTTTAAGACCAATTAAAGGATCCGGTTTCTCTTGACCACCGCCGGCTAGTTGCTGACTTAACGCTTTAACTTCTTGCATACCCTGTGCAATAAATTGTGCTTTTAAGGATTCAAACTCCATGCTTCTTGGAGCTTCTACATCTCCTCCGTTAGCCATTGTTTGTGGCGGCATCATGTTTTGCGGAGCCGCTTGTTGAACACCATTTAAAGGTTGTTGTTGTGGGGCCATCTGTTGCTGTTGCATAGCCGCCTCGGCTTTTTCTTCGGCTTGAATCTTAACGTGCTCCATTATATGTTTTTGTAAATCCATAGCTAGTTTTGGCATTTGTGCAATCATAGGCGAACTTCCAAAAATAAGGTGAGCGGTGATATGTGCTTGATGTTCTTGACCTTTAAATACTTTTAACGGTACACCTTCCATAGAATCAATATTCTCTTGTGCTGGATCCCGCGGTTCAGCTTTATCTGTTGTATGTGAAACTAAAATCTTGTCCACATCCCGTACACCCAACGCTTCATACATGCGACGATATACTTCAGGAATATTATGTATTTCAGGAGCTTGCATAGCTAACTGCATTTCTGTTTGAGCCACAGCTATACGTTGTGCTTGAGAAAATGTGTTGGGATTAGAGACGGGCATAATATCTACACGATTATCAAAATCCAAACGTTTTACAGATTGGTCTGCACCCGCCACACTATACGGGTATTCTTCTGGTAAGTAATCGGACATAACTTTAGAGAGAAGTTTAAACTCAACACGCATAGCATAATGCAGACGTTTATGGATGGCGCTCATTACTCGAGTACCCTGCTCTAACATAGCGATAGTAGTACCTACCGGAGCATTTTGATTACCGTCACCTACTTTTAAATCAGTAATAGTGGCAAAACGTTGGGCGGCATCTACTACAAAACCCAGCAGTTGAAACAAAGTTTGATCCGGTCCTTTAAATGGCAACGCCATTAAGCTGTCTCGGATAGCTCCACCCGGAGCATCTACATCTCTAAATTCCCCCGGTTGCAGGGGTTCATTATCGTCTCTAATCCTTAGACCGCGAGCTTTAAAACCAGCCGGTAAATTAGATAATGTCCCAGCATCAATCAACTGCCTTAAAGCAGCCGTTGCCGTTCGAGACAATCCACCGATAGTGTGGATTAAACCTAGTCCGTAGAAACCAAAGCCCGGGAGAAACTTGTAGTGTATAAAGTATTGTATTTTGTGTTTAAGTTCGTCTTCCTCGCGATAGTTCCTACGAATAGAAAGCACCTGACCATTATCTTCACTAACGGTAACAATGTACGGTATTTTAATACCAGTAGCTTCGCCATCCTCGTCAGTTTCTTCAAAGCCGGGTAAATCTAAATCAACGTGACACTCTAACAAAGTACAATCATAGTCAATGTTAGAGGGTTGTGTCCCGTTAATGCTGTCCATTTCAGCGCTAACACTATCCGTATCGTCTTGAGCAGGGATAACGGGGATGTCGCGGTAAAATCCAGACAATTGTTTTTTGCGTAAGTCATTTAAAGACATACGTACTACGTGCGTAATGTTAGGGCACGTTTCTAAGTCATTAGCTTCATACGGTACAATTAAATTTTCAGCCGGAATAAACTTACAAACGGCTCGGTCTAAACCTTCGTCGTAATAAACCTTTTTAAAAGTAGAGCCCGCCAGTGGTAAATAAAACAACATTTGGTCAAACTCAGGTGTGTATTCTTCCATTACATCAGTAATGTAGTAATTCATAAAATCACGTACACGTACCGCTTGGTCTTCTTTAGCGTGAGTAGGTGCTCCAAGAACCACGGTTCGCACCGGTCCGCCAGAAGGTAACAATTCGTTAAAAGCTTGTGCCTGAAACTGCACAGCAGCTTCGGCTAAAATAGGGTGGGTTACTCCAGTAGCGCCACGAAACGGTTCAGTTCGGTCTTCGTATTTAAAGCCAAGTAACTCTAAACCTTTAGAGTAAGCTTCTTCCCAATCAGACCGAGAGGCTTTGTTAGATTCATATTCAGACAGTAAATCACCAGCAATAGAACCTAATTCCCGATCATCCATATCTTCAGCAAGATTGTCATAAAAGTTTTCTGACTCGCGAGCCGTGCTCATAGGATCAAAGTCCAGTGTTACACCCCCGTCATCTTCTTCTATAATTTCAATGTCTTCTGGCATGTCCATAGGAATATCGCTAACTAAAGCTTCAATTTCTAATTCTTCTACTATTTCGCCATCAGGGCTCATGCCTTGACGTTCTATTAAAGAAGCTATCGGTTTATCTTCATCTGCCATTTAAAATACCTTTAATAATTAGGGTACAAACTCATAACGCCGCCACCATTTGCTTTTCTTGCAGCGCCGCCGCCTTTGTTACCGCTACCACTAAAATCAATAGGAGCTACGTAGGGTATTTCGATAGTATTGGGGTTAGCCATAGCGGGTCTTGCCATTGAACTCATAATAGCGTTATAGCTTGCCGGATCACTTTTGGCTAAGTCAGCCAGAGTTGGTGGCTCAGATGCTGGATCAATAGCTGGGCCCGTATACCTAGGACCCATGTAGTGAGATCCTGCTAGGATTGCTGCTATACCTTCCGGGCTGTAATCTTGTGTTGCGGCTATAGCTGGATCATAGTCACTAAACACCGGCGATTGTACTCCGGCATTCATTAAAGCTGGACCCTCAAAAGGATTAACAATGCCTAGCTCTACCAAAGACTTACCGCTAACTCCGGTTGTTTCCCCGGCTAACATACGGTTATAGTCTTCTATAAGATTGGCTTTATCTCCGTATTGAGTTGCTGTCCCTGTTTCTGCGGCATAGTCTATTCTACTTTGATCCAAAGCATCTCTTTCGGCTTGCAAATAAGCCTGACCTTCTTGGGATTCAGTAAACGCATTTTTAGTAGACTCACCGCCGGGTAATGCAGTTACGCCACCGTACAGTGAGTTAAAGGCGCTGGCTTTGTCGCGATTCATTCCTGCGGTGTCCATTGCGTTGTCAAAATCCCTTGTTCCTTCGTCTTCATAACCGGGAAGAGCGAAGGAATGTTCTATACCCGTGGTGCCCATTGAGGCTCCACCAGAAAAATCGTACATTGTGTCTGGACTGCCCACACCTACTGGAGCGCCCTCTTCAAAAGCCGCGTTCTCATAGTCCCGCGCCTGTATAGTAGGTACCATAGTAGATGGATCTACTAAAAAATCTCCAGCACCGTAATTTCCACCAGGTAAGTTAGGGTTAAACACCCCTTGGCCCGGAACAGGAACGTAAGCACCTCTAGGATCAGACAGTGCCTGTGACGGAAGGTTAAGATTAAAATTAGGTTGAGCGTTCATAGCGGGGGCGGGTGCCGTACCAAATAAACCACCGCCTTGTTGAAAATGAGGTAATGTTTCACGTGGAACATTTAAAGGACCTTGGCCCGCGTAGCGAGGAAGGCCTGTTATTCCCATCATTTTAGGTCCCACTGCTCTGTCTCCTCAGTTTAGGTAAATATTAGTCTAACATATATTAACCGTAATACGCATTAACTTTCAAGCGTTCGCCGGCGTTCTCAAAACCCCAATCATCCGTAGGTGTTTGCACAAAGTTACCTTGCCTATAACGCATCAAAGCTTGTGTCATGCTGTCTACTAAATCGTCATAACGGCCGTTAGGAAAAGCCGCACATTCTTCAATTAATTCGTCTGCCCAAGGTTCATCCGGAGCCCAAACCATACCGGCTTCAAACAAAGGAGAGATAGCGTGCACTCGAGAAATTTTATCATTGCCTTTACTGGGCGTAAAATTAATAACCGGGATACCCATTTGACGTAATTCTTGCGTTAACGGCGTACCGGACGCTTTTGCCTCAATAATAACGGTCTCTGGGTCCCAAAAATCGTATTGTTCTTTAGCTATCGCCTTTAACTCAGGAAAATCCCAGCGTCCTTTCTTTACATCTAACAAAATAATAGCCGGTTCGCCCCCTATTTCCTGTGGATAAAACACACCCCAAGTAGTAATGGCACTAAAATCAGCCGTTTCTTTCTTAGAAAACGCGGTATCATAGCTTTGGATAACGTATTGTAAGCTAGGCACCTCTACTTTTTTCCATTTCTTCCACCACTCGCGTTTTAAAATAGCCAAAGTTTCCGAGGTTGGGTTCTGTTGATACTGTGCGTTCCATTTATAGGGCGGTACGGACGCTTTTACCCCTAGCAATTCGTCTTTTGACCAAAACTCCGGCCAGCAAGGGTTTCCAGACGGCATCAAAGCGGGTAGTTCTACTACCTCCCATTGATCGGCTATCGGGTCTTTAGCTTGCGCCCGCATCAATTGTCCCGTCATGTCCTTTTCTGACCACCGGGTTTGAACTAATACAATAGCACCTCCCGGCTGCAACCGTTGACGAGGGCCACCGGTGTACCAGTCCCAAGCTTGATCGAAACCGTTGTTAGATAACGCGGTTTGTTCCGAGTGCGGGTCATCAATAATAATTAAATCACCACCCCGTCCCGCTAAGTTTGAACCAACGCCCACGGCGTAGTACATCCCACCACTTTTTGTGTCCCACCGACCGGATGCTTTACTGTCTGCGGCTAGTTTTGTTTTTGGAAAAACCGTAGCGTATTCATCTGTTTCTAATAAGTTTTTAACCTTACGTCCGAAGTTAACAGCAAGTTCCGTGGTGTGTGTTGCTTGAATAATTTTCATGGCGGGATTTCTACCGATCATCCAAGCGGGAAACAAGAAACTAGCAAACTCACTTTTTGTGTGTCGAGGCGGCATATTAATAATCAATCGTTTAATTTTGCCATTCGCAATATCTTCTAGTTTTTTTGCAATAGTCTTATGGTGATTGCCTAAAATAAATTCGGGCCACATCGCTTGGACAAAAGCTAGGAAATTATTTTTACTGTTCTCTACTTTGTCTAATTGAGCTAACCGTAGCTTTAAACGTAATAATTTTGTTTCATCTTCAAAGATATTCATGGGGCAAAAACTTTAAATAATTTTTCCCACTCTACAAAAGGACCTTTAAACTCAGCAACTTCTTGGGAACCTTTTAAACCATCCATAACAAGATTAACCGCTTCTTCGCCTTTAAAAATTAAAATACGAAAATCTTTTTCATTTATCTTCTGGTGCTTAACCAAAACCCAAACGCTGGCATGTTGGTGGCGCGTCATAAAAGCAACTTGGTGCGGACGCAAGCCTACCTTATTGCCGTTACAAAATTTTAATTCTATTAAATGAAACCTACCTTTTTCATCACAGAGCATGACGTCTGGTACACCGGGCAAGGCCCACGATTCTAATCTAGTGGGTAGTATTTGCGGTCGTGTCCGCTTCAAAGCTTCCCGGACTTGTTTCCACAGTCCCGATTCCTTCGGCGTCGCGGTTGCTGGTATCTGTTTGTTTTTCACTGGACGGGCCATAAGATTTTATTTCCTCGATAGCTTTTAATACTTCTTCTTTGCTCATTTGGTCTATGCTGCCGTGCCGAACTTCACTTTTGCTTATGTAAATATCACCTTGGGCT